AGTATTATACACAACATCAGACACTGTAATATCTGGTTTATCCACTCAGATTAATTATCATGTTACTGTAGTCGATGAAAATAAATTTAAATTATCAATTGCTGGAATTGCCACAAATATTTCTAGGGAAAACTATATTAATAAAAAATATGTAAATTTTAACTCTGTTGGAGTAGGAACTCATAAATTTTCATATCCACCAATTGAAATTAATGTCGATTCAATTAGTGGAATTACTACCACAATTATAAAACCATCATTAGACCCAATTGTTCTTGGATCTTTTGATAACATTTTTGTAGAAAATAATGGAAGTAATTATGGAACACCAGACATTATTAATTTTCACAGAAAACCATTGGTTACTGTAAGTAATTACACATCTAAAGCTTTATTGAAACCTATTATTTCTGATGGTTTAATTGTTGACGTTCAAATATTAAATGCGGGAAATGGTTATTCAAATGATATTGATATAGTCGTCACTAGTGAAAGTGGAAAATATGCTGAATTGCATCCAACCGTAGTAAATGGAAAAATAACTCAAGTTTCAGTTATTAATTCTGGGTTAAACTATGATAAAACAAATACATCATTAGACATAAAAAAAAGAGGTTCTGGTGCTAGATTTATAGGCAATGTTTTTGAATGGAAATTAAATCAAATTGAAAGAAATAAGTCAATTATAAATTTTGAAGATGAAGGTGTTATTGTACCAAGTGATAATGATGATTTTGGATTGCAATTTGTAAATTATTACCCATCTAAAAAATTAAGAAAAAATTTAAATAATTTTATCAATATAAATGGCACAGAAAATCCACCAAAAGGATCAACAAATCCATATCAAATTTTAGGATGGGCATATGATGGAAATCCTATTTTTGGTCCTTATGGCAAAATAAATGGACAAATTAAACAATTAAAATCGAGTTACAATAAAATTACTGAGTTTGAAGTATCAAATTTAGTTAATTTAAATTTGAGACCAAATTTTAATTCTGGATTCTTTGTTCAAGATTTTTATTACGATAAAGCAAAATCTAATGGTGATTTAGACAAATATAATGGGATGTTTATAGATAATGACGATTTCCCAAATATTAACTATGGATATTTTCTTAGCCTCGATGATGAAGGAAACCCAGAATATCCATATTTAATTGGTTCGGAGTTTAAAGATATTCCAATACAAGAAAATTTTGAACCTTCATTTAATCAAGAATTAGATTTTGATAATTTGGATATAGTAAGAAATACTGGACCATATTATTTAAATTCTTCATATGCATCTTATGATTTAATTAATAAAATTGAATCAAAATATAAACAAGAATTTATAGTAAAACAAATACAATCTTCTGGTATAAATTCCATATCAATTTATGATACAGGTCAAGATTACAAAACAGGAGATAATCTTGTCTTTGATAATTTAACCTCTGGGGGAACTGGGATATCTGCTGCAATATCAAGAGTTGAAGGAAAAGAAGTTTCAAATATTCAAATTGGAGTATCTACTTTTTCTGGTGTTACTTTTATCACAAAGGGAACTAGAGTAAAAGGAATTGCAAAAATACCTCATAATTTGATTACAAATGATGAAATTTTAGTTACTTCTATTTCTTCTAGTCCTTATAATTATATCCAAGGATTTAAAAAAGTATTAGTAAATCAAAAGACTGTTGGGTTAATAAATGATGTTCCAAATCAATCAACTACTGGTGTAACAACTCATATTAGTGTAAATGATATTTCTGGGTTTGAAGTTGATAACTTAATTAAAATTGGTACAGAAACTTTAAGAGTTATTGATATATCATCTTCTGAGTCAAAATTATTTGTAAATCGATATGAAAATTATGCTGGAATTCATACTGTAGGTATCGTTTCTGTGGCATTGCTTCCCAATACATTTACATTCAATGCCTCACAGTATGATGATACTATCATTGAAAACAAAACTATTTACTTCAATCCTACTAATACAATAGGAATAGGTACTAGTGGAACAAATTATTACAAACTTGTTGGTATTAAAACTGATTTTGGTTCATTTGATGCAGCAATAACCAATTATATTGGAATTAATACTATTGCATTACAAATTGGTGATTATGTTTCTGGAACTAATGTTTCTGCTGGAACAACTATTATAAGTGTTGGAATTGGAAGTATCCAAATTTCACCAAATCACAGTCTTGGTGGTGGGATATCTACCACTGTTGTTTCCATTCAAAGATCAATATATGACAAATTTGTTCCATCTCGTTCAATTTATTTACCAAATCACAAATATTATACAGGACAATCTTTAACTTATAATGTTGGATTGGGTGGAACTGGAATCATAGTATCAAATACTGGTGCAGGTTCTACATTTAGAATAAATCAAAACCAAACAGTATATGCGGTCAATTTAGGAAACGATTATATTGGATTATCCACTTTGGGATTCACAACAATCACAGGAATTGGAACAACAAATAATTCATTATACTTCTTTTCACCAACAACAAATATTGGACTAGCACATTCATTAACAACACAATATTCTAAAATTACTGGAACTTTTGAAAATTACTCTGTTATTGTTTCAACCGCACAAACTCACGGACTGGAAACAGACGATAAAATAAAATTTAATGTATATCCAAGTTTTTCCAATACAATAAAATTAAGATATGATTCCAAACTTAGAAAAATTACAACAGACAAAATTAACTTTAATGCTTCTTCGGTTGGTGTAAATACACAAACAAATGAAATTACTATAATTGATAATAAATTAAAAACTGGTGATAAAGTTGTTTATTATACTAATGGTAATACTGTTATTGGTGGATTGGATGATAATAAAACTTATTATATCCTAAAGCAAGACCCAGATAAAATAAAATTATCAAATTATCTGTATGATACAACTGTTGGAACTTGCATTAGTTTCACAAGTGTTGGTGTATCTACTCATAGTATAGCACTTATAAATCCATCAGTTAGTTTAACTAAAGGAGATTCATTAACTTTTGATTTGAGTGATGCTTCTGGGATGGATTTGAGATTATATAAAGATCCAAATTTTGTTAAAGAAATTGAAAGTTTTAAATATATTGACAATAATAATAGAAAATTAAATACTCAAACGACTGATGTTCCAAATGAAATATATTACAATTTAATACCATCAGAAAGTTCTTTTTCTGAATTATTCCAGATTTCTTCTGATACAGAAGTTATTGCAAATAATAGAATTAAAATAGTTCCTAGCACATTTAATAATGAATATCCAATTATAGGAATTGGAAGTACTGCATTTAAGTTTAATTTAAATACAAAACCAGAAAATACATTATACACAATTTCGAGTGGAGTATCTACTATTTTTTATGATACAAATTCCACGAATGCAACTGGTTCAATATCAAAAATAAAAGTTAATTTTGGTGGAAAAAGATATACAAAATTACCAAAAATTTCTTCAATTGAAACTATTTCTGGTAAAAATGCAATTCTAAAATCATCATCTTCTACAATAGGAAAAGTTAATCATTTAGAAAGAGTTAAAGATGGATTTAATTACCCAACTGACATCACATTAACACCATTTTTAAGTGCTCCAGCAATCGTTCAAATTAAAGATATTTTAAGAATTGATTATGTTGGCATAACAACTGGAGGGAAAGGATATAATACTGCACCATCACTTAAAGTTATTGGGAATGATAAGATAAAGTTATCTGCAGAATTGCAAAGTGGAAGTATTGTTGGAGTAAAAGTTGTTGAAAATACTAATGATTTGACAACACCATTGAGAATTGTACCTATAAACAATTCTAATGGATATGAGATTGATGATATTGTAGCAACAAATGATGGTTCTATAGTTACTTTAGAATTACTAAATGATAATCAATTGTATCCATTAATTACAACAGGATATGGAAAAACTGAAACTATATTCCCATTTGCTATTGGAGATGAAATTTTTATAGAAAAATGTAGGCAGCAAGATAAAACAAAAGATAATTTCAATTCAAAAGATTATGGATATAAGTTTTTTACTGTAACTGGAATAAGTTCAGAAAACTTTACTGTGACTTTTAGTATGACTGGTGTAAAGGATAATTTAAATCTCAATCAAGACAATCTTGAAGGCAATTATATCAATACTTATGGATATGGAGTTGTTATTAATAAAAAGGATATGCCAGAATTTGAGATGGTTCTCATTGATGATTTAAGTTATATTTCAGGTGAAAAAGTTACTGGATTTGATAATGTTGGAAATTCAGTATTTTCCGCAACCGTCATGGAAAATGGTTGGGATAACGATATTAACCAATTACGATTAATTGGTGCAAAAGGTGAATTGGAAGTTGGAAATAAACTAAAGGGTGAAAAATCATTATTAAATGGTACTGTTGAATTTGTTAATAAATTTAACTTAAAATCAACACTTGGAGTTATAAGAGACAAAGTTAATGATGCTGGAAATGAAATTGGATTTTTAAATAATTATCAACAAAGAATTTCTGATAATTCTTATTATCAGAAATTTTCATATTCAATTAAGGGTGAAATTCCTTATGATGTATGGAAAGAACCAGTTCGTTCTATTATTCATCCAGCAGGATTTAAAGAATTTTCTGATTTGGATGTAATTAGTTCTATTTCATATACTTCAACAAAAAATCTAAAGGTTGGAATTGCAAACTCTACATTAGATTTAGTTGTAAATATTGATAATTTGTCATCATTTTATAACCGAAATAATTTCTCATTAGTCACAGAAGATGAAGAAAGTTTATTTGAAGATGGGTCTATCGAAAGGGTAAATATTGGAGCAGCAGAAGCAAACGTTGCTGGTGTTGGTGTAATTGGACCTATTTTTGGACGAGCACTTAAACCATACATTCTGAGTAAAACAAATAAAGTTTTGTTGATGGATGATATAAGTGATAAATTTAATGGTTCAAATGAATATATTTCAATTGCGTCAACATCTGCATCATTTGATAGTTTTTATCCATATTATATAAATCTTACTACTGATAATTTAAATGTTGGTGATTATGTTGGATTTTCCACTTTACTTATTCCAGACAATACTGTTATTACTGAAATTGGTGTTGGAAGTGTAAGATTGAATCTTCCACATAAATTAAATCACGGAACCCAAACTTCTAATGTAAAAATTAGAAGAAGACTTCCTGGAAATTCTGTTGTTGGAATTAAATCTTTTAGTTTGACTAGTAAAGGAACACCTTTATTTTATCGTGAATTTAATAGTTCTTCCAATAGTGTTGTTAATATTGACAATGATATAATTAATCTTCCAAATCATAATTTCCAAACAGGTCAAAAGATATTATATTCTGGAACAATTTCGGAGTTTAACCCAACTGGAATAGCAAATACATCTGTGGAAAATACATTTGCTTATGGTATAAACAAAAAATTTGATGATACACTTTGGAATTCATTTGATTTGACTACAGTTACATTCGACTCAAATTAAAACATAAATAAACAAAAAGGCAGTCTATTAAATAATGGCGAAACTAGGAATATTTACTGGAACCTCACCAAATGATAGCACTGGAGATACTTTGTCTCAAGGTGCTATCAAGATTAATAGTAACTTTAGTGAAATTTATAGTGCCATTGGAGATGGAACAAATATAACAAATAGTATTGGATATGCAAGTACTGCTGGAATTGCAACCAATGTAATTGGTGGAATTGCTTCTGTTACTACTTTTAGTGCTTCTGGTATTTCCACAGTATCCTCAAGCAATCTTAAGATTAGAAATCCAGCAAATACTTTTGAGTATTCTATTACGGCATCTGCAATTACTGCAGATAGAACTATCACATTGCCTTTGATTACTAGTACAGACACATTTGCAACTTTAGGTGTTACTCAAACTTTTACTGGTGCTAAAACATTTGGCAGTGCTGCATTTACATTATCTCAAACTACTCAAACTATTGATTTGGGAAGTACCCAAACAACAGGAACTTGGACTGCTGGTGGAACTAATCAAACTGGTTCAGTAACTCTTGGTATATCTACTAATTCCCAAACAGTTAATATTGCAACTGGTATTGGGTTATCTCAAACCACAAAGACAATAAACATTGGTACTGGTAGTAGTGGAATTACTAGAATTAACGTAGGTTCTGCAGCAACCACTGGAATCGGTACTTTTGTGATCAATCCTGGAATGAATGTTGGAATTGGATCAACAATTCCATTGTATACTCTTGATGTTTCTGGTGATATTCGTTCGACTGGAACAATTTATGGAAATGTATCTGGATCTATATCTGTTGCAACGACAGCAACAAATGTAATTGGTGGTATTGCTTCTGTTACTAACCTAACAGTATCTGGCATCACAACTCTTGGAATAGCAACAGCATCTCAACTTCAAGTTACTGGACTTTCTACATTCACAAATGGACCAGTATTAGTAGGAAGAGCAACAACAACGGGAACAGCAAATCAAGCACTTCAAGTAGAAAGTGGTGCTTATTTTAATGGTTCTATTGGTATAGGAACCACAAATCCATCAGAAAAATTATCAGTATATGGTGCTGTAGAATCATTATATGATACTGTTGGTGAAGGTGGGCAGTTTATTTTAAGAGGAAAAACTGGAACTCCTATTCGTTGGAATATTGATAATTATTCTGTTGGTGTTACTACCAATTTGTTTAGAATTTTCAAAGAAGATAATTCAACAGCAGGTGCTGGTGGTAGAGTATATGTTGGAATTACTACTATTGGTGAATTTATAATTGGTGATGGTGCTGGTGCTTTATTTCCAACAGGAACCGCAAATCAACAGTTTCAAGTTCAAAGTAGTGCTTATATACAAAATAATTTAGGAATTGGAACCACAAATCCAACATCTTCACTGTCTGTAGATGGTTCAACGGTAATTGGAACAGAAATATTAAATATGACTGGTTTATCCAGCACATTTACAACTGTTGGAAGTAATACTTTTACTGTTCCTGCTGGTGTAACAAAGATTTCTGCTGTATTGATTGGTGGTGGTGGAGCAGGTGGTGGTGGTTCTGCTGGTGGTAGTGGTTCTGGAGGTCAAGGAGGAGGAGGTGGAGGTCTAAGATATATTAATGATTTTCCAGTAACTCCAGGACAAACTCTGACTATTATTGTTGGTGCTGGTGGAAATGGAGGAACTGGTGCTGGTGGAAATGGTGCTAATAGTGAAATAGTAGGAGTTGCTACCGCATTTGGAGGAACAGGTGGTGCTGCAGATTATACAGGAACAGTTGGTACTGGTGGCACTGGAAGTATTATTGCTGGAAATATTGGTGGATCATCTGGTGGTAATGGTGGTACTGCAACATTAACAACTGGTGCTGGAGGTGGAGGTTCTGCTGGATATAGTGGCAATGGGGGATCTGGCGGAAATGGTTCAATAACTAATGGTGGAGTTGCTGGATCTGGTGGTGGAGCAGGTGGTGGTGGTGCCCCCACTGCATCTGGATCTGGTGGTGGTGGAGTTGGAGTATTAGGTCTAGGATCTTCTGGTTCATTATCAAATGGTGCAGGAAATGCTGGTTCTGGTGGATCAAATGGATCAACTGGAAATACAAATAATGGTGCTGCTGGTGGATTGTATGGAGGCGGTGGTGGTGGTGCTGATGGTAATGCTGGTTCAGTCACTAGTGGCGGAAATGGGGCACAAGGAATTGTGAGAATTGTATGGTCTCCAAGTTCTAAGTTTTCTAGATTATTCCCAACAAATCAGGTTGGAAACAATATAAATCAATAAAGGTATTAAAGAAAAATGGCAAACAACACAGGAACATTTTTTAATATTAATGATAATGACGGAATACCTTTAGTTGGTGTTTCTACTGATGGTAAAGTGATGATTAATCACCTTTATGGAAACTGTTTAATTGGTTCTACATCAGTGACAGGAACCTCATCACAACCTCTTCAAGTTACTGGTGGTGCTTATGTTTCCGATAGTGTTGGAATAGGAACCACAAATCCATCATCAAAACTTCAAGTTGTTGGTGGAGATATAAGAGTTGGCATTAATACATCTCAAGGTATTATTTTGACTTCAGCAAATGGAACCAAATATAGATTGATAGTAAGTGATGCTGGCACTTTAAGTACAGTTTTAGTTCCATAATATTTTCTATTTTTTAATACCCAATAAATATAAAAAGAAAAGAGTAGTTTTTCGTAATAATGCGAACAGTTCCAGGGTCAGGTGCAATTCTTCAACCAGAATTTGAAACAGAGTTTTATTCTGTCTCAAATATTGTTGTGGTTAATGGTGGTTCTGGATATGCTTCAACTGACCCACCAAAAATCACCATACAAGATACACAAACACCAGTAGTAGAAGGAGTTTTTTATCCTGTAATATCTGGTGGTTCCATTCAAAGTGTAAAAATAATTAATGCTGGATCTGGTTATTATCCAATAACAACTGAATCGCAAACAAAAATTGGCATTGAAACATCATCTTTAGTTGAACCGCAATTTGTGACTAAGGAATATAATGGCGGAATTATAATGGATGTTAGTGGTGGTATTGGAAGTGCAATATTTGAAAATGGTTATAATGTAGCAATTAGCACAACAATCACTGGAATTTCAACTTTAATCCCATATGCATCAAGTCGCATTTATGGATTTGGAAATCCAATTCCTGCAGATACAGTTTCTGGCATTGGAACTGGTGCAAAATTTGAAGTTTGGATTACTTATGATGGTTCAGCAACTGGTAACCCAATTTCAACATCAATTATTTTAAAAGATGGTGGAAGAGGATATGGAATAGGAAATACAGTTTCAATTGCTGGAACTTATCTTGGTGGAACAAATCCAACCAATACGTTATCATTTAATGTATCTAAAGTTTCTAGTACAGCAATAGTATCAGCAGCAAATTCATCATATACTGGTATCGCTGGCACTACAATAGTTGGTGTTGGTTCTGGTGCAACATTTAATATATCAAGAGATTCCGCAGGAAAAATTAGTTCAGTTGAAGTTGCGAGTGGTGGAAGAAATTATTCAATAGGAGTTGTTGGTGTTGGTACATCATTCACGTCTTCAACTCCTACTGATATTATAAGTATTGCTGGAACATATATTGGTGGTTCTACTCCAGAAGACAATTTATTTGTTTCCCCAACAGTTCTTGGAACTGACATTCTTCCAAATATTTTGTATGTTGATAAAATAGATGATAATAATTTTAAAGTATCTGGACTATCAACTTCTTCTTATTTGAATTTTGTAAATTATGGTATTGGTTCTAATTCATTTACTTATCCTGAACCAAATTCGAGTGCTATAATTACAATTGATAATATTATTCAATCACCATTATATAGAAGAGGAATTACATTATATTTAAACGCTCCGATTGGGATTGGAAATACAATTTATTTAAACTCTGGAATTTCTTCATTGACATCTTTAGATGTTTTGATGGTTAATTCCGAATTAATGAAAATAAGATCTATTGGAATTGGTTCCACAAATAGTGTTATTGTAGATAGAGCATATTATGGAACAGTTTCTGCATCCCATACTGTTGGATCAGCAGTTACTGTAATGAGAGGTGATTTTAATATTGTTAAGGATACAATTTATTTTACCGATCCACCATACGGAAAAATAGGACCAGAAGGATTATCAACAAGTTCATATTTTCAAGGAAGAATTTTTTCAAGAAGATTTGATCCAGGAAATACATCAGATAAAAACTTAATTATTGATGACATTTCCAGAGATTTTACTGGAAAGGCAACAATAGTAGGAATTAAAACAGGAACTCTAAATTCTTCAAATAAAAATATAATTAGTGGAATCGATACATCATCTTTAAGTTTGGGAGATGTTTTAAATTTACAATATACCGAAAATCAATATATTATAAGAAATACAGTTATACAATCCATAGGTATTGAGTCAATTACAATTGCACCAAACCATAATGTAAATATTGGAATTGCTACAACAACATTCAATATTACAAGATTAAATTTTGTATTAAAATCAAATGGTGAAAATATATCTGGACTATATTCTGATACTAATAGCTCTTCAAGTATAAACAATAATCCATTCATTCTATTGAATAATATTTCTCAAGTATCGGATGGTGATTTCATTATTGATACTGAAGGAAATAATACTATTAAGTTTGTGAGTGGTGTTCCAAATGCTGGAAAAATTGTTAGAGTTGCAATTAGTACTGGATATGGTTATCAGCCACTCGTAGGTGCTTCTGCAACAGTTTCTGTGTCTGCTGCTGGTACAATATCAAATATTTACTTAACTGGTGCTGGAAGTGGGTATAGAACTGCTCCAATAATTAGTGTTGCTTCTACAATTGGTAGTGGTGCTACAATTACTGCTTCAATTGGATCTGGGGGAACAATAACTTCATTAAGCATTACGAATCCAGGTTCTGGATATACAACTGCAGCAAAACCAAGCATCGAAATACCAATTCCACCAAATTATAGCAATCTTGGTGTTGCTTATACTGGTGGTTCTAGTGGTGTTGGTGAAGGAGCAAAGGTTTCTGTCATTGTAAGTAATGGTTCTAGTATTACTGGATTTAATTTAGATGATCCTGGATATGGTTACAAAGTTGGGGAAATATTAACAGTTGTTGGTGTTACCACAAATCCATTGGTTGGAGTGGGATTTAGTGAATTTAGAATGACTATTTTAGAAACATTCACAGATAAATTTGGTGGATTTTATCCAGGTCAATTTGTTAGAATTAATAGTCTTACACCAAATTTTACTGGAAAAAAACGTAAATTTTTACTGACCGTTACAACTTTTGGTGTAACAGATACTTTTTCAGTAAGAGCAGATCCAAATTCGGATTTAAAAGTTACAAATAACTTTTTTGTTTTTATAAATGATATTTTACAAAAACCAGAGGAATCTTATAAAATAATTGGTTCACAAATAATTTTCAGTGAGGCACCAAAACCAAATTCAAAATGTTTAATTTTATATTATAGAGGATCTGATTTAGATGTAGATCAAGTTGATCCACCAAGAACAATTAAAGAGGGGGATTCAATTCAAATTGGAGAAAATATATTAGATTTATATGATAGAGAACAGTTTGAACGTGTTGTTAAAAAAATTGTTTCTGAAGATGCATTTGATACATTTCCTTACGATAGCATTGGTATCAATATCGATCCAAACAAAGCAAGACCTATTAGTTGGACTAAACAGACAAGAGACAAAATTATAAATGGGGTTTTATATACAAAAGGAAGACCAGATTTAAAATCAAGAAATGTACCGACAACAAGAATAATCAAATCAGTATCAAAAAACGATATAACGATATATGTAAATAATGCTTTTCCATTATTTGTGGAAGATATTGGAAGAGGACTGACAGAGGAATTGAGAGATATTATTGTTCTTGATAATAATATAATTGATTCTGCATCTGGAATTGCAAATGTTTCTGCTGCTTCAACTGTTTCAAGTATTACAATTGAAAATTCTGGTTCTGGATATAAGGTTACAAATCCAACAGTTGCAATTTCATCATCATTTGTAACAAAAAAAGATCCAATTTATAATTGGAAAGGAACTTCTGGCATAAGTACGAATTATGAAATAAAGTCAATAATTTATGGAAATATTTTTGTTGGTGTTGGTTCAAGTAGTCTTTTGATTAAAGGTGTGGATGGAATTTCTTGGTCGAATAGTAGTATTGGATATGGAAACACAATATCATTTAATTCTGTTGCATTTGCAGGAACAAATACTTATGTTGCTGTAGGACAAACTGGAAAAATTGTAACGGCAACTGGTATTGTAACAACATTGACATCTTCTTGGACGGAGTGCAAATTGACCAATCAAACTATTAACTTTGTAAGTAATGTTGCTACTAATATTCCTAGCACATATACAGGTGAGTTTAAAGATATTGCATATTCGTCATCCAAAAATACCTTTGTTGCTGTTGGTGCAGTTGGCACAGGAACATCTATTCCAATTTTTACAGCTGTTGGAATTGGAACCACAGAATTTTTTGAAAAAAATAAAACAAACACAACAAATCTAAATTCAATAACAAATAATGATAGCATTTTTGTTACAGTTGGTGATAGTGGAACAATTTATTATTCATTTGATACAGAAACTTGGTCTATTGTTGGTGATTCATTAAAACCAACTACGCAAAATTTGAATAAAGTTATATGGGATGGGACAAAATTTGTTGCAGTCGGAAATAATGCAACAATTATAACATCTCAAAATGGAATAACTTGGGGATTACAGAATACAAATATCACAAATAATTTTACAAATATAAACTATTATGATAGT